CTGAGCCACTACACCACCAATTGTTACGACACCTGTTCCATTTGGATTTATGTTAATACCACCACCGGAATTGATTGCCGCAATACCGTTTCCGTTAATACCTATGTTGTCTACATTTAATTCTCCAGTGACTGTGACAAGACCAGTTGCAGTTTGACCTAATGTTGTCATTGCACTTTGTACATCAACAGTACCAGTACCTGCCGCTCCAATTTCTAATACAGAGTTTGAAGCATTTGTGGCAATTTTATTATCTTTGATTGTGATGCCTTCAGCATCTAGTTGTCCATTGACAGTTGTTACTCCAGTAACTGTCAAACCTGTTGAAAAAGTTCCTGCTCCTGTTACTGCAAGTGTAGTACCATCGAAAGTTAAGTTGGCTTCACCTTGTACTGCGTTAGCACCAGTGACAGTTGTGATTGTGTTATTTGTTGAACCTGTTAATACTGATTTTGTATCTGCATATGCTTTGATAGATTGTTGAGTGGCAAGTTGTGTTGCAGAATTTGTTGCCATGTTGTCTTCATCTAGAATTCCTGTAACCGTTGCACCTGTTGCCAATGCCAAACTTGTATTAGATTTCAATGCTCCTGTTACATCTAATGCTTCTGCAACAGTAATCTTAGTTGAATCATCTGAACTGATTGTAGTTCCACTAATTTTTACAGAATCAATTGTAACTGCACCTGTGCCTGATCCATTTAATTGTAAATTTGCATTTGAACTTGATGCTTTAATTTCGTTATCGTTGATTGTAACATCTGCAACATTAACTCCGCCTGTTCCATTGCCTTGGATTGTGACTGCACCATTTGTAACTGTGCTTGTTAATGTTGTTCCGTCGATCTGTAATTGGTCTGCTTCAAACACACCAACAACTTTTGTTTGATCTCCCGATGCATTACCTAAATTAATATTTCCGTTTGCAAAAATGTTTCCTGTTGCTGTAATATTTCCTGATGCTGTCAAGTTTCCAGTAACATTAGTGTTTGCATTTAATTCAACTGTACCTGTTCCTGCAGGATCTAGAACAATTTGTTCATTTGATCTAGCAGTGATAATCTTTTGTCCATTAACGTCTAAGTCTCCACCTAACTGAGGAGTAGAGTCGTCTTTGATGTCATTTGCTTCAGCAGTATCACCGTATAATTCTGAGAAGTTTGCGTTAATTTTATTAAATGCGGTTCTTAACGGATCACCTGTTCCGTCGTTTGCATTAGTTCCAATATTAATGTTTTGTTGTGCCATATGTTAAATCTCTCTTATGCAATTATTTATCGGAAATTTTATAAACCTAATGTAAAATTATACGTTTAATAGGTTACGATACGTTTTATATACATTAGTGCCGCCGCCGCCATTTACGACTCTCAATCTAAAATCAGAACCGTTTATATCAACACTGAAAGCACAAAGATCTGTACCTGTGTGTGATTTTACTGAGTTTTGTGAGAAGTATGCAGTTGTTCCGTCATGCGTAACAAGTAGATCATGTGTTTCGTATTTGAGATCACCACCACCTTGGTCTGCTTTTATCGATACAACATATCTTCCACCCCTGAATGTTGCATGAGCAAATGAATCAATGGTTGTTATTGCAGAAGAAGAAACAGTTGTTGTTGAATCTTCATTTGCAGAGTTTGTTAAAGTTGCTCCAGATACTGTCGTCCATGACATATTACCTGAACCATCTGTTTTTAATAGTTGGTTTGCTGAACCGTCTGATGTTGGAAATGAATACTCTTTGTAGAAATTAACTTTACCTGTGCCAGACCCATACAATTCTAAATTAGAGTTTGATGCATTAGATCTGATTTCGTTTCCGTGTATGCTTACACCATCTATTGCAACAGCACCAGTTCCGTTTGGTGCAAAGGTAATATTTTGATTTGAATTTATGCTTTCGATCGAACCATCTCTGTTAATTCTTAGTGTGCCGATGGTAACTTGACCATTTACGTCAACAACGAATCTATCTTCAATTTCTGTCTGTCCTGTTCTTGTTGTTGAAATTCTAAATTTTGTTCCGTGTGTTGATCCTGTCCAAGTTTCTCCTGCTTCGAATATCATTTGTCCAGCAGTTCCAAAAGTTGAATAGTTAGCAGTTGTGCTGTGAGCATTGACGTTCATTTTCCAGAAGTCTTCACCGCTGACTGGAAATGCCGCTGTACCTGTTCCTAGATAACTGTTTACTCCACTACCAACATGAAGTATTTCCCAACTTCCTGATGAGTGTTGTTCCCAGATATTTTTTGTTCCATTCAATGCATAGTGATAAATGTCACCCGACCCTGCCAACGGAGCCATTATAATATTATCATTTGGAGCGATGTGAATGTCGTCTGTTGCTGTTAGTTCAATGTCATTACCGCCGGTGATTTGCACTGACCCAGTGCCCGAAGTTGAAATTCTTAAATTATCGTTTGATCTATTAGTAAAAATTTCATTGTCGTGAACTGTAATTTCTCCTAATACAATATCTCCATTACCGCTGGTGTCTAAAACAAGATCAGCATTTGAAACATTTGTTGTAATTTTATTTCCTGAAAAAGAAATCTGTGAATTTACAGCAGTTTCAGAAAGTAGTTCATTGACGTTGGTATAAAGATCTGTAAAGTTCTCTTGAACTTTAGTCATTGCTGATCTTAGATCATCACCTGTCCCGTCATTTGCATTAGATCCTAAATTTAAACTTTGTTGTGCCATATTTTTTTATTATCCTTGACTAATTTTTAAATCAGTTCCTGATCTCCATAGTTGACCTGCTACACTTGGATCACTAGTTGGTAGTGTTCCTGTTACCATTACTTTATCTCCTTTAATTTCAACGTATCCAGTTCCGTTAGGATCAATGATAATGTTGCCATTTGTGTCAGCACTTAACAAAGTGTTGCCAGATAAGTTTAGGTTGCCAGATAACTCACTAAAGTTGCTGTTAACCTTAGTAAATGCGGTACGTAAAGTATCGCCTGTTGCTGAATTCCCGTCAGTTCCTGTGTCAATTGTAAGTCTGGTCATATTATGTTCTCTACGTATTTATTAAATAGTTTTGAGTTCAATTATGTTCATAGAAACACTAAAAACTTTGAGACTGTATGAGCGCCAGAGCAAACTTGGCATATACCACACTTTTCACCGAAAAAATACCATATATTCGTTTAGTTGCGATTCATGTGGTGGAGCATTTTTAAGACCTAGATCTAAAGTAGATCCAGAAAGAGCATCAAACGATTATAAACACGTTTGTTCATACTGCGATACTAAAAAATATGCACAAAAAGTAGGTGTGAAGATGAGAAAAATTTATAAAATGGATGCTAGTTCTACAAAAACACTTTAGTATCTACGCCAGTTAATTTTTACAGTACTCTCTTCAATCGATTTCTTAAGATCGGCGTATATTCCATAGTGAAAATTTTTAACATCTTCTAGTCCTTGATGCAGGTAGATGTTTTCTTCTAAATATTCTAATCTATTGATAAAATAAAATTTTCTGTCTGCATAATATCTTGCAATTTGTCTTATTTGATATATCCATTCAAATTTTAGATATGCTTTCATGCTAACTCTGTCTGGATAGTTAATTGTGTTCTTGTAGATATTATTTTGTCGTCTACTTAAAATGCCGTCTGCCATTTCCCATTGTCTAGATCCCAATATATCAAACCCAATTATAAAAATATTTTTGTGTCCGTTATCACAAGCCACTTGTATAGCAGAACAACCCGACCCTCTGTTCTTTGCAAAGTCATGTTCTTTTGTTGTTCCTTTTTTTGGATCGTTGCCATGCCAAAATCTATGAGGATCATTGTTGTTATCATTTGCTAGTACATAATCAAATTTTGGAAGATTTTGTGCTGTGTATATAGATGTGTCTGCAGGTATTTTATTATTTTTTTGTGCATCTAATAGTTCTTCAGACATTTCTGGATTTACAGAAACAATATTATCACACAAATTTGGATGGTCTCGATAGATGGCATTACAACCATATATGGTTCCGTGGTCTTTTAGTTTTTCAATAGGAAAAATTGTTCGACTTTCGCCGTTGCCGATTATAAATGCCGTTGACATTTATGCACCAAAACTCTCTCCACATCCGCAACTTGAAGTGGCATTAGGATTCGATATTTCGAAATGAGATCCAAATGCTTCTTCTTTCCAGTCAACTTTAGTACCTGCAATATAAAGTAAACTTGTTCCGTCCACAACAAATTTGCCAGTGTCCCAAGTTTCGACTGTGTCAGATTTTTGTATTTCGTCGTCTTTAACAAATCCCCATTCGTACTTGAAGCCTGCACAACCTCCACCTTTTACTTGTAGGTGTACTGCATCTTTGTCTGCATTTTTTGACAATAGATGTGTCATTTGTTGTTTGGCCGAATCTGTTAATGTAAATGGTGTCATACTATTAATTATCCTTTTTAGCATAGTTCTGTATTGTGTTTAAAAGACTGCCTAAACCGTTCTGTCTTTGCATAGTCAATAGTTCTACAATACCTAAATCTTTTATTATTTCTTCTGATGCTACTATATCTTTGCAATCTTGTCCATTAAAAATATCCAAAACTATTTTTGCATAACCTTTTGTTATGGACGAGTCGGCATCGTGCATGAAATTTAATGTGTTATCTTTGTACATCGGCACAACCCAAAGGCTAGATGCACATCCTCTAATTTTAAAAGAGTCGAGTTTATACTTCTCATCTAGCGGTTCAACGTCCTTGGCCAGATCAACAATATATTGTATCTTGTCCATGCCTTCTAGAATAGACAATACCTCTTTATATTTGTTAACCTTATCTTGTATGTTTTGTGTGCTCATATTAATGCTCGTCTGGGTCGTTGTCTCCGTAGTGTCTGTGTCCTATCTCAAACCAAAAACGAAATGCTTCTTTTTTACTGTTAAAACTCATGTATGCTTCGTTGGATTCATAATTCCAATCTTTATACCAACTGTTGTCATTTTTAAACCACCAACCCCATAAACATTTACAATTTCTTAAGCACCAGTGTAACAGTTCTGCTGGAACTCCGTATGTTCCTAAACTCATGTTATACTTAAATTTTTTTTCATATCCACACTTGGGCGGATATTTAAATTTATAGTATTCATCTTCTCCTGGCCTAGGCATTATTCCCTTAACCCATCTCCGTCTTTTAGGCTTTGGTTTTTTAATCTGCAATCTCTTCTTGATCATACAAACAAGTGTATATGAAATTACTTCCAGTTGTCAATTATTAACTTGTCGCCACAATTGAATGGTTTTGGTTCTCCGTGGAAAACAGCAGTGTGACAATCATCTGGTATTGTGGGCGGATTTTGAAAAACATATTTTTTACCATCTCTTATTTTAGTATCTTTCTTGCCAACCATTTCCCATTTATATGATTGTATCCATGTGACTGGCCATCTTATTGCAGTTTTGCCTTCTTTGGCAGTAATAAAATCTTGGTCTCCGTGATTGTTACCTTGCACTCTTTGGAAGTTTTCGGAATAGATATCCCATAAATGATTTAACGATCCGGCCTCCCAACGCATAACTGAACTGTTGCATATGTGCCAATTGTCGATTCTGCATCTGTTGAAGTCTTGTATTATACAAAATTTACCTGGCTCATAATCCCAAAGGTTATCGATGTTTCTAAATAAAACTACATCTAGGTCAAAGTATAAAATAGTTCCTTCGAGCGGTAAATCTTTTGAGAACATCCATAGTTTACTCCACCATGTTTTTATTCCAGAATGTTTAGGAAACTTTATAACATTAATGTCACTGTCAAGACCAGACTCGTCGTCGGTTATGCAAGTAAATTTGTATTCAACTGTTGATTGTCTTTTACACATATTCTTAAGAATATTAACATATTCCGGAATATATTTAGGACCCCATTTTACGCAAACTATGTTCTTCATTATGCGTATTTACTTTTATGATTTTCTATAAATTGCTGAATTGGCACCGTGCTCTGCACATTCGACTTCTACTGCATAGCATCTATTGTCTGTTGCTTCTCTAATAAGTTTGTCTGCGAAGTTAAAGGCGTGTTCGGCAAACTTTTCCGCACCTACACCGTCGAATGTTACAATATCAATAAGATCTAACTCTTGTAATTCTTTAAATTTATCCATATGTGGATCATTGATATCCAATGCTGTTTTATGATCAAAGTGATCTTCCAACCATTTCTTCAAAGGTTTCAACCCTCCAAAGTCCACTGCCCAATTTTTATTATCTAGTTCATCGCAACCAAATGTAAATTTAAATTGTAGGCTATATCCGTGTAGTAAATGACAATGAGAATGATCTGCATTAGGTTGCCTAAACACACAGGCAAGTCCTATGTTATGTCCGTATGTTTTAGTTGAAAAATATTTTGCCATTAGTGTAATTTTTTCTCCTTGTGAAAGTCTAACTCTAAATCTCCAACTTTATCTTTTAAAGATTCAGTTAATTCATTATATATGTTTAACTCATCATCTACAATACTTTTTAAAAGATGCACAAGAACCATAAATTCTGGTTTCTTTGTAATTTGCTCTGGAATAATATTATTTTTCTCCATTGCATTAAGCATCGCTTCTGTGACATCAATTAATGTTTGTACAGATTGTTTGTGTTCTGATATTTTAGCCACTAACAACTCCAACTACCCATAAGGTACCAAAAATTAATAAAGCGATTGTTGCCGGTTCCATATACTCTCCTATGTAATAATCTTAGGCTTAGGTGCTTGTACAACATTAGAAGTAACTCTAATGTATTCTTCTTTTACTTTATCACCTGTCCAGTCATGTGCAATAATTTGTCGACTAGGAATTGTAACACCATTTGTTTGTTTAGATGTTGCAAAAAAGTTTCCAAAAGCAAGTCCTTGTGGACCTTGCATCATTACTAATGGCTTTTCAATAGTGATAGTATCACCTTCTGCTGGTTTAAATTTTCCAAGGACTTCTTCCCCAGATACTAGTTTTAACGATATAATATCATTTTCTTTATAATTGTTCATATCCTTATTATAAACTTTATTTAGACTTTGTCAACTGCTTATTAATAAACTTTGCCATTCCTTCGTATGTTTCTTGAAATACGTTTTTATGTTTTTTCCAATCGTCTGGCATACTCCATCCTTCTTTATTAACAACAACCCATCTGCAATCAGACAATTCCATTAGTTTGTCAAATTGATGAATCCAATACGAAGGATCTACTGCTTTCTTAATATATTCATAACCTTTTGTGTCTTTATAGATATTGTTTACACCTTGCTTTGGTAAACCATGTAAATCAAATCCTAACATAAAAATTACCTTAGGTTTAAACATTGTTGCCACAAGTCCAGCATAAGGTCCTGTCCCCCAATGAAAAGGTTGATCCCATCTTTCATCATTATCGTAAGGCAGTGGTGGTAATACTTTGACATTGGGCCACATAGCAAATTGTCCTACCCAATCTTTTCTAGTGTAGATTGTTGTGCCTTTTCCACAAGTGTTTGCGGCTTCTTGACACATATGTTTATCCACTGATACTATGTAATCTAGGTTGTAATCTCTAAACATAGCATTACAGCCAATTACCGTAGAGAACTTTTTTAGTGGTGTTATGTCAAATCCAAAACGACTTTCTCCGTTTCCTATAATGCTTACAAACCTGGTCATAATACTATTTAATCACCCCTTTAAACCGTCTTAGAGCGGCGTACAGCACTGGTAAATCACTTTCGTATACTTGCATCACCCACCTTAAATTTAGGTCCTGTTTTGACTACAGAATCATCATCAATTACCAAAATTTCTTCAGTGAACATATCCATTATTCTTTTATGTACTTTATTTTTTGGTAAATCTTTGTTTTTATCTTTTAGTTCATTTACAAACTTATTTCTTTTTAATTTATTTCTACACAAACTCTCAGAATCATGAGCCAACTTGTCGATAAGATATTCATCAGTCTTCATGTGCTTGTCCCATTCTTTGTCCTGCCTGGCTCTTTCTTTCAGTTGATCTTTGTCGTTGTGGACCTCTGTGATCTCAAACTTCTTTTCTACCTGTTTGGCAGTTTTTGCATGACAATAATAACTGATTCCGTTATTGATAAATGATGGTATTTTTTTATCACACTTATAACCATAATCTATAAGATGTTTTTCGCAGAAGTCAACGAACTCTTTATCCTTTTTTGGATTGTCAGTTCCGCATATAGCATCAGGAAATCCGCTACACCAATTGTCTTCGATTAAGAAATATTTTACCCAGGGCATATCTG